TTGATGCTTTGCCAGGGATTCTGCGAGAAAGATGGCTTCGCGTTCGGATGCGCGGTCGGCAAAATCAGTCATTTTTCAGACGGCCTTTCGTGTACCAGTTCTGCCAGCCGGAAATTTGTTTTTCCAGTTTTTGGCAGTATTCGCCATAGCGGACGGCGTGGTTTAAAAGTTGTTCGGGAGAGCCGCCACTCAGACGCTCGGGGCGTTCGTGAACGAGCAGCAGCTCGGAAGAGACCGGGGGGATTTCCGCGACGTTAACGGTTTTAATCGTGGCCGAGGGGACGGTTGTAGAGTTGCACGCCGTTAGTGCCAAGGCCGTTAAAACGGTTGCCGTCTTTTTGTACAGTTTCATCAATCTGCTTCTCCAATTTGGCCGCTTGGCGGTCGATTTGCCGATAGGCGTTTGCCAAATCGCGGCTTTGTGCTTGTGCGAAATCAAACCAACGCTGTTTTTCTTCATTAGCCGCTTTGAGCTTTTCAGTATAAAGCTGCTCGGCGGCCAAGGCTGAAGCCTGATAAGTAGCAATGACTTCGGCTTTTTCAGCTTCCGCTTTCTTTGCCGAGGACTGATAGCCGCAGAAATAAATCGTTGGTACTGCACCTGCTATCAGCAAAATCAGAATCAGGGTCTGCCAAATAGGGTTAAGCGTTTTCCACATCGTCTTTACCTTTATTGATTCCAACAACCTGCGGAATCGCCGCGATGCCGCGTTTGATTAATGCATACCCACCGACCAATGCGCCATAAGCCCACCAGAGCCATTCCGGCGCATCTGCTGTTTGAGAAAACTTATAGGTCATAGAAGCGGCTGCCACGTTTGCCCATAGTTTGGTATGGCTGATTTTCCCTGTGGCCGGATTAGAGACCAAGCCGCCCAGCCATCGGAAAAAGGCGGTTATTTGCGACGCTTTTTTTTGGCTGCGCGTTTCGCGGCGGCTACCCCGCTCTTGCGGTGGGCTTGCGTCCAACATCCCTGAGTCGGCATGGCGTAGCGAATGCCTAGGTCGCTGTGGCTGAAATCGGGCTGCATGGCTGCGGTCATTAGGGCGATGAGTGACTTTTTTGACATGGTTTGTCTCCCTTTAATCAGTGTTATCTGCAGACGCGTGAATCAGGTTTTGCGCCACACGGCGTACCCAGCCCTTGCCGAAAGAAGTGAACGTACCGAGCTTGGTATAAAAGACCAGACGCTCGGCGTTGAACCGCAATAAAAGGTCGTTTTCGGGAAGGGAATTGATGGCTTTGAGGCTGATTTCGCCGATGATTCCATCGTCCGGCACGCCTGCTGCGCGTTGGAGCATACGGGCGGCATTGCCGTAACCGTGGTTGACGCAGGCATCGAAGAATTGGAAAGCGACCGCTTCAGGCATTTTGTCGGCGTGGTAACGCTCCCAAAACGCTTTACGGTAAATGCCGATTGCCTGTTCACGCGTCATGGCACGCATGGAGCCGTTGTAGCCGTTTGCCTGTGCGGTGCGCTTAGTGATGCCCCAATTGGTTTCGCCGCCGGGGTCTTGAGGGTGATTGACGTAACCGCCCTCGTGGGAGAGGACGCGGTTGATGAATTGGTTGAATTTATCTGACATGGAAAAATCCCTGTATTGAGTTAGAAATCAATACAGGGATTGTAGGAAAGGCCGTCTGAATGGGCTTTTAAAGGGGGTTAAAAGAGTTCATGGGATGGTTGCTTATCCAAATCAGTACAAATGAATTTCAGGTTTTTGTTGTATGCAGGCAAAGGCCATTTTTTCCATACTTCATCTGCACCAACTTTCTCAATCAGCCAATAAACCAACAAAGCTGCTGGCTGACTGAAAAAATACATTTCTTCAGCATTTTCTTTTATCCGATTAGCAAGATATTTCTTCTCATTCAAAAGTGACCGGATATTAGCAAGAATATTTGAAGGGTCAATGCTGGATTGAAATGTTTCTAGAAAAATCATATTGGTTTTTTTATCAACTTCAGGAACAAGCCCTATTTCCTCTTGATAAAGCTGTGATAATTGGGGAAGAAGTTCTTCTTGTGGTTGATTTGCTTCTTTCAAAATTGCCAGAGTACGACTAAATAAGTCATCTGTAGTTTCCATCAAAGCCATGCTCTTCGCGACTTCGCGCTCTGCTTGCTTTGGAACATTGCCGTCAGGCTTGTATATATTGTCATGAACCAGCTCTGCATAAGCATGTTGGAGTAAAGAACGCACCTGAACTTCACAGCACAAATCAGCAGGGATGCTGACATTTTCGGGTGTAATGAATGCTTGTTTAGGACGAATCTCGTAATGTTTGGATTGATAGTCAAATGCTTTGGGATTTTGCTGAATTTCATCTGCAAAATCTTTCGAAACTTTAGCATTCCACTGAGATGAGGATTCAATGATTTCACAAACTATTTGAATATGTTCCGCAAGCAATACCACAAAACGTACGCCGACCAAGTCAGTCATTTGAGTTTGAGGTGAAGTGTAATTTTTTCGGCCAATCTTGGCCAGAGCTGAAGAAATCTCTTTGACTCTAGGCTTTGCTTCAATTTTTAGAAAATTGGCAACCGGAACAGGAGAAATGACATTGGATAATTGATTTTGAATTTCTTCAGCCACAAATCTACCCCAAGCGGCAAATGCCGCTTGGTGGCTTTCTAAATAGCTTTTGAAATCATCAATATCACTCATTTTTGTTGTTGTAACTGTCCTTTAATTGTGACAACAGTATATTCCCCATCTTCCGTTGGCGCAATTTCCATATAGTCTTGAGTATGCTCGGGAGGAGTCAAGATAACTACACCGTTACTAAATCCGTAAGACCTCCGTTTGCGTAAACGAGTTTTAATATATTCAATATCTTTACTTACGGCATTTTGAGGAAAGTCCTTTGCCACCATAAATTCTGTATAAGCTGTTCGTTTTTCTGGAGGTAAATGATTTTGGGCAAAATTATTTACACTAATGGTTGCTTCCGCACTTTTCAATGTAACGCGCAATGCTTCATGCGCATCTAATTTTGCATCATCACTTAAATCAGAGTTATCGATAAAATTGCGTGTCCACTCAAAAAAATTCTGCGTCAATTTACGGGAAGAAGCAGCTATACTCATACCCAAGAATACTTGATAGAAATAGGAAGCTGCCGGTCTAGTTTCCGTTTGTGTCATCAGATGGTCATACAAAAAAGCTCGATAATTCCCAGATTGTATTTGTTCTAGCGGCCTTACTGTTTCAGCCACCAAAAAACCTATCTTGAATAATCTTGCCGAATCGGTCAGTAATAATTCTTCTAAGAATTCAATCGTGATAAAGTCATCCTCTTCTTTGGTTCGGAATCCATCTTGAGGTTCAGCTTTAATTACACATAAAAACGGCTTACCGGTATCTCCAACTCTACCTTTTAAAACCAACAAAATACCACCCGGTGCATTCGTATTCAGTTATGCATCGGTCAACATGTGGGCAAATTGTGCGGAATCTTCAATAAACTCTGCTTTGTCTTTGAGTTGTATGGCTGCCGCTATCTGAAAAAAACTATTTTCAGCCGTATTGGCAATAGACATTTCAATGCCATGAGATTTATTACCCAAAGCTTTAGTCAGCCTGTTTTCCAATGTTCTTCTTGCCGTAATAGGCAAATTAATCAACTGTGTACTGATTTTAGGTTCTACACGCTCTCTATTTTCATTTTTCGGATAAATACGATGGGTAATAATTTTTTCAATTACCAGCCCTTCAAAAGAGTAATTCGTTTCTGTCATCATTTTTTCCTATTGTAAGTTAATTAAGGTCTTTTGAGATTTGAACCACTTGGCCGATGACCTGAATATCGGGGTGGTTTTTAATACGCTTTAAAATGCACGGCCGCTTCAATTGCTTAATATCCGTTTCAGAACACCAGCGCAGCCAGAATGCCGGAGTGTCCTAAATGCCGTCTGAAAATTTCAGACGGCATTTTTTTCTTTATCGGCCAGAGTTGACAATATTTGTGCGAAGCGTTGTAAAGCGTGGCGATCGGCTGTTTCCAATTTTCTGAAAATACCCAGCAAATCCTGCTCTTCAGGAATGGCGGTCAGTTTTTGAAGCTGTTGGCCGTAGCGGTGTACGGCAGACCTACCGATTTCATAACCCTGATGTTTCAACCATTCGCTGTGTTGTGTGTAGCCGCTAAAACGGCTTTTCCGAATTTCATCATCAAGCTGCCTGCGGACATCATCGGGCAGCATTTCTACCGCGCTGCGTTTTCCCATTATCCGTTGCTCACTTTACCAGGCGCAGTTTGGGCTTTTTTCTCTGCCCTGCGCGCAACCATCAGAATCATTTCGCAGTCGGCAGCTGCCGCTTCACGGAACAGGGTAAGCAGTTCTTTTTCTTCGGCACTCAAGGATTCAGACAGCATGGCCGCTGTTTCGCCGCGTCTGCCGTGCATGACGTAATCAATATCGATGCCGATTTTAGAAAAAGAGAATAACTTTTCACTTGATGGGCGATTTTCACCACGCTCCCACTTTCCCCACATCTCACGAGAAAAACCACATTTTTCAGCAGCTTCTGCTTGGTTCAAGCCTAATTTAATTCTTTCTTCTTTCAATCGCTTACCAAAAAGAGAAACTTTTTCCACTTAAAATTCCTTGTAAAAGAGAAATATTTTTCTCATAATTCACACATCGAAACACGAAACACCCTAAATCATCACGAGAAAGGACGAAAAAAATGAGCAAATCTAATCCGAAACCGGCGGCTGCAAAGCCGCAATCCATTCCAGAAACACCTCGCTCTGCCGGCCGGCGTACGCTGCGGCGTCTGTCTGCTCAGATTCGGGCAGCGTCCACACAGGCGGCTCAAGCGGCCGCTCTTGCAAGCGAAGCAGCAGAGCTTGCCGCTGCGCAGGCGGCAGAACTGCAACAAGCGCGTGCAGCACTTCGCGCAGCGCGGCCGACTCGGCTTCACTTTGCCATACCTGACGGCGAAGACCGCTTAGGTCTTCTTCTAAAAGGCGACAGCGTTCTGGTAACAGACGAAGAGCTTCGCACTCTTCGCGAGACATATGGAACAGGGCTGATATATCTGCCATTTCAGGTCTCCGAATAATCTTGAAAAACAAACACATTATATCACACGAAAGGCATAAGCAATATGGAAAAACCTTTGAATTTCAAGCCTATTCCCTATCCGCAAACGCCGCAGAGCGCGGCAAGATGGTTTAAGCGAAACGGGGTGTGCAAGGCGCATTGGGCGAAATATTTCAATCTGGAGCGCACCACGGTGGAACACCTCTTGCGCGGCAAGCTGAAAGGCAATTTCGGCAAAAGCCACGAAGCGGCGGTAAAGCTGGGGCTGAAGGAGCAGGCAGATGATTAAAGAAATTAGTGAAACCCAATATACCTTTATTCACGATTATCTGGGTTTTTCTAGAAGGCATCAGGCGATTTTAGAAGGTTTGGTCGAATGGTTCGATGTTTTGGAGGCTCTTGATGACGAGGGCAAGGAAGTGGCAGATGCCGCGTTCCACGTTGAGCATGATTTATTCAGGGATGAGGTGCGCTTCAAGCATATTTGGAAATTAAAAGATGCGGAGGAATAAATCATGGCGAGTGGAAAAGGCACACGGCTGCTGAAAGTCTTTAAAGCCCTTGAAGCCCATCCGATTATCGGCATCAGCAACAAAGATATCGCTGACGGGCTGGGCATTTCACCCTCAAGCGTGAGTCGCGATTTGGAGGATTTGATTGCCGAGGGACTGGCAACCAAACTGGATAACGGCAATTTTGCCTACAGCATGAAAACCCTGCAAATCGCCGAGCGTTTCAGACGGCAGCAGGAAGATTTGGAGCGGCGCTTGGCGGAAGTGCTGAGACGCACGCAGATGTATTAACGGATTTTGAAATGTGCCGACGTCGGCACATTTGGAGATGAAAAATGAGTAATGAAGTTGAAGTGATGGATGCGGTTGCGGCACAAAACTACCAAGCGGCACACAGCGTGATGGTGATGGAGCAATGGGGTAACGGCGAAACCTACAATGAAGATGTATGGGTTGAGAGAGCCAAGCTCGCAACACGCAAAACAATGGAAGGGATGTTTGAGCTTGGTCAGGCTTTAATTGTTTTAAAAGAACATATGACTTGGAAACAGTTCGCAGACGTCTGCGAAGTTTTAGGAATGTCGGTTAGAGCAGCACAACAACTTGTTCAAGCCACTCACCGCTTTGCCACGCCGCAAATGCAGAAAGCCGCGCCGAAGCTGATGGATTTGGGCAAGTCAAAGCTGCTGGAACTCTTGGTCGAAGAAGACGTTACGTTGGTGGGTTTGGCCGAAGGCGAAGAAGTCAACGGCCTGACGCTGGACGATGTCGACCGCATGACGGTGCGCGAGCTGCGCGTGGCCTTGCGCGAAAGCCGCGAAAACCTCGCCGCCAAAGACGAAGTGATGAAAACCAAAACAGCCAAAATTGATGAGCTGGCCGAGAAGCTGGCTAAGAAGCAAACCGTTGTAAGAGAGCCGAAGGCGGAAGACGTGGGCAGCGAGTTGGCGATGCAGTTAACAAGCCTTGAGGTCGGTATCCGCAGTCAAGTGAGCCGTTTGAAAGATTTGTTCGACCAACTTAATGCGCACAGTGAGGCGCACGGGATCAGCCATCAGGCAAAGATGGTCGGCACGCTCAATCAAATTATTTTGGACTGCGAGCAACTGCGCGAAAGCTATGCCCTGCCGACCGAAGCACCGACAGACAATGTGCCGGAATGGTTGGGCGGTGAAACGGGAGAAGGCGATGAATCCGGCAATGATTGAGCGTCTTAAGGCAGTCGAGAATCAGGCGGAAGCAATGGGACGCGGCGCACGCTCTGCATATCTTAAGCAGCAGGCGCAGGAATTGGGCATCAGCCTTGCCACGCTATACCGCAAGCTGGAGGCGGTCAGCGTCAAGCCGACGCGCAAACGGCGCAGCGATGCGGGCAAGACGGAGCTTAAACCGGAAGAAGCCAAATTGATTTCGGCGGTTTTGGTGGAGGCGATGAGGCGCAACGGCAAGCGGTTGATGTCGGTGCGGCAGGCGGTGGAAATGCTGCGCGCCAACGGGAAAATCGAGGCGGCGCGGATTGATGGGGAAACCGGGGAAGTCATCCCCCTTTCTGAAAACACCATTACCCGGGCTTTACGGGAATACAAGCTGCATCCCGACCAGCTTTTGCAGCCCGAACCCGTCAGCCGCATGAAATCGGAACACCCGAACCATTGTTGGCAAATCGACCCGAGTTTGTGCGTTTTGTATTACCTGCCGCGTCAGGGCAAGGATACGGGGCTGCGGGTGATGAAGGAAGAGGAGTTTTATAAAAACAAGCCGAAAAACGTAGTCAAAATCGAAAACGACCGCGTCTGGCGGTACACGGGGACAGACCATGCCTCCGGCACGATTTCGGTGCGTTATTACTTCGGCGGCGAAACCAGCGCGAACCTCTGTGATTTTTTCATCTACATGATGCAGGCGAAAAAAGATATTGGAAAAGACCCGTTTCGCGGCGTACCGCGCATGGTCATGCTTGACCCGGGCAGTGCGAATACTTCGGCAGCGTTTAAAAATTTGTGCAAGTCCTTGGATGTGCATGTGCAAATCAACAAGCCGGGTAATCCACGTGCCAAAGGGCAAGTGGAAAAAGCCAACGATATTGTGGAAACGGTATTTGAGAGCGGATTGCGCTTTACCGAGGTACACGACATCGATCAGCTCAATGCTTTATCGGAACGCTGGATGCGTTACTACAACGGTACGCAAAAACACAGCCGCCACGGCATGACCCGCTATCAGGCGTGGAACAAAATCAAACCCGAGCAGCTCATCCTGCCGCCGCCTGCTGAATATTGCCGAGAGCTTGCCGTCAGCGCACCGAAAGAGGCGAAAGTCTCGGCGGATTTGGAAATCCGCTTCGGCGGACGGGTATATAGCGTGAAAGGCATCAAGGGGATTTTGGTCGGTCAGAAGGTTTTGGTCGGCAAGAACCCTTGGGAGGCAAACGGGGCGCGGGTCGCCACTTATGACGCGGAGGGCAACGAGGTTTGGGTATCCGTACCCGAAGTAGTTTTTGACGAGATGGGCTTCAGGGCCGATGCGGCAGTCATCGGGGCGGAATACAAAGCCCCGGCCGATACGGACGCGCAGCAGCACCGCAAAGAGCTGGACAAGCTGGCGATGGGTGCGGAAACGCTAGAGGCGGCAGCCGCCAAACGCAAAGGCAAGGCAGTCCCATTCGGTGGCGAAATCGACCCGTACAAACATCAGGAGGATACGCTTGCTGCGCGAAATACGCTCTTTATGCCCAAACAGGGACAGCAGATGGCGTACAACCGGATGGAGGTCTCTGAGCAGGTATTGAGCAAGGTAGAAATCGCCAAACGCTTAAAACCCCGCGTCGAGGCAGACGGCGGCGACTGGAAACAGGCTGTGTCGGTCATCCTCAAACACTACCCGGAAGGTGTGACCGAGGGCAGGCTGGAAGAGGCGTTTGAACGTATCCGGACAAGATGCCGTCTGAAACTTTTGAAAACCGGTTAAAACGGTAAGCCTATATTTGAAAGGATAAAAATGGAAACGGTGAATATATCTAAAGATGAATATGAAAATTTAAAAAAGCTGGCTGAATCTGCACGTGCTTTAAACGACTTTTTCCTACCGAAAGTGAATTACGGCGCGAGTTTTTTAGATTCGGACGCACTGGGGGCACTGAGTGATTTCTCGGTAGAAATCAGAAAGGCAACCGAACGTGAAAACAGCCTTTAAACAAATCGGTAAATCCTATGCGGCAGCGGCAGCCGAAATCGGATGCAGCAAGCCGATGCTGGTGGCGGTGGTCAATCACGGGCAATGGCCGAAAAAAAACGCAGTCGAGCTGCAAAGGAAATTGAAACAATTTTTTGAAACGAATGGTGCGGAAATCCCGGCGAGCCTGAGAAACGAGCCGGAAGCCGCACCTGCCCAAGCAATTCACGAAGACAAGGACAATGAGATGTTACTACGAAAAGCAACTTTAAACCAAGCGGCAAAACAACATTTTAGCTTATTCCGCGACCCGTTTAACGACGAAATCCAGTCTGCGGACGATGTGTATATGACGCCGGATGTACGCTATGTGCGCGAGGCAATGTTTCAGACGGCCTGCCACGGCGGTTTTGTGGCGGTGGTCGGTGAAAGCGGCGCGGGTAAATCAACACTGCGAGAAGACCTGCAAGACCGTATTAACCGCGAAGGCCGACAAATCATCCTGACCGAGCCTTATGTCTTGGCGATGGAGGACAACGACCAAAAAGGCAAAACGCTTAAGGCGGTACATATTGCCGAGGCCATTTTGGAGGCAGTGTCGCCCGGGACCGGCCCGAAACGCAGCCCGGAAGCACGTTTCCGCCAAATCCACCGCGCTTTGTCGGAAAGTGCAAAAGCAGGCAACAAACACCTGCTCTTGATTGAAGAGGCGCACGGCCTGCCGTTGCCGACCCTGAAACACCTGAAACGCTTTTTCGAGCTGAAAAACGGGTTTGAACGCCTGCTCGGGATTGTCTTAATCGGTCAGACGGAATTGGCGCAAAAACTCAGTGAAAACAATCCTGCGGTGCGCGAGGTGGTGCAACGCTGCGAGGTGGTTACGCTCTTGCCGCTGACCGACGGCAAGCTCGAAGGCTATCTCAAGCACAAATTTGCCCGCGTCAATGCGGATATGGCGAAGATTTTAGATCAGAGCGCGATTGATGCGATTGCCGAGCGTCTGACAGTCAAAAGCCGCACGAGCAAGGGATTGGAAACCAACAGCCTGCTCTATCCACTGGCGGTCAACAACTTGGTGGCGGCAGCGATGAATCAGGCGGCAGAGCTTGGTTTTGAGATGGTTGACGGCGATGTAGTACGGGGAGTGTGAGATGAAAAGAAACGAAATCGCACCGGCTGTCATCATCGTATTGCTCTCCATCGTCATTATGGTACAGGCGGTGATGGCGGAACCCTGCCGGCAGCATCCGCCCGTGCAGATAAACGAATACGACAAGGGACAGTACCGATGAAAACCGTTTGTCCGATTTGGGTTTGAAAAATACAAGCCCTTGATACGGCTATATATTTTTTACCCTTTAATTTTAATAACTGTTTGATTTATAAGGAAATACGAAATGCAAGTTTTAAAAAGGCACGCGCTGCCAGCGTGGTGCGGCGCGGCGTTTTGGCGGTGGGTTCCGGTGGGGCTGCTGACGGGCATCTGGTGGGTAGTCGCGGTGTTGGCACTGCATACCTGCGCGCCCGAGCCTGCGCTCAAAGCGGCGGAGCCGTCCAAGATGGAGGCAATGCAGCACGCGGCGGACGAGGAGTCGGCACGGCTTGAAGGCATATATGAACGCATGAGTGACGAGGAGCGGATGCGGGGGGTGGTGTATGAACCGTAAACGCCCCCCGAAACGGATACGCAAACTAGCGCTGAAACGGGCAATCGCCGAAATTAGGGCAAAATACGGCGCAAAAGCCATCCTAAAAGGAGACGGAAAGTGAACCAAAAAACTCTCACTAAGCTGAAAAAATGCAGGGTCTGCGGACAGAGCAAATCAGAAATAGCATTTGCCTGGCGTTTTGATGCGACAAAATGTGTACGCGTGCGTTCTGAGGTGTGCGCCAAATGTTGGCAAAGTCAGGGCGGCAGGCACACCTTGTCCCAATTTAAAAAGATGGACGAACCGTTTGCCGGATACGAATCACAAACCAAACGCCGCAGCGAGTATCCCAAAGCACCTGAAATTTTAGATAACAAATACTGGACAGCGACGGATACGCGTCAAACAGATGCGGCATGGGCGCAACAGTTTTGGACGGAGCGAAGTCAATGAAAGTACGCTGCCCTACCTGCGGCGCGGTGATGAGCTTGGATGTATTAATCGCCCATGACGATGCCCGCGAAGCACTGATTGCCCTGACCGGCATTTCAGACGACCTTTTTAAGGCGGTATTGCGGTATCTGACGCTGTTTCGCCCCGCTGAAAAGGATTTAAGTTTTAACCGAGTTTCAAAGCTTGTCGGCGAGATTGCGCCGATGATACGGAAGGGCGAAATCGTGCGTAACCGCAAAACGTACCCGGCCCCGCGCGAGGCTTGGATTTGGGCGGCAACGCGATGCCTTGAGGCACGGGATGCAGGAAAACTGACACCGCCACTGACCAGCCACGGTTATTTGTTGGAAAACATTACGTTTTGGTCGCCTGAAAAGACGACGGTAACGGCGGTTTTGCCCTCTCCCCAACCATCTCACACGAGAGAGGTGGCAAGCACCAAATTAAGGAGCGGGTTGGGCGGCTTGATGGAGTGGTCAAATGGAGGAAAACAATAGCTGGCTGAAAAAAGCAATCGCGCAGGGTTTTATGATGCTTGCCGCCCTAAACCTCAAAGGCCGCCCTGCCTCGGCGGATTTGACGGCAGTCGCCGAACTTTGGTTGGGCATACTAAGCGGCCGGTCGTGGCAGCCGGAGCATGAC